GCCGATGAAAGTAGTCACATCACCGCTTTTCCTTTGATACCACAGACATGTCTTGATTCCAGCAATGTAATCCTTCAAAGTTGTTTTTCTGTGCCCTTGTTTCCACACTTCGGCCAAAAACTCATTGAGACCCAATCTTTTCCATATTTCATACTCTACAGCACAATGAAACTCGTTCTGTGACTTATCATACTTAGAAATATCCAGTTCTAACACATCCATAGGAACGTGCGAGTCGAGATCCGAGAAAAATTCTTGAATCTGTTCTGGAGTTTTCCTAGTAAAGAAAAGAAACTTCTGAGAATCAACTGCCTCGAGCAGCAACCTTGTAAGCTCTGAGAAAACCGGGCCAAAAATACCGTTGATCTGCTTCGAATGGTAGACAATTGTTTGCAGAGCAGGGTATTCATTCTGAATTGAAAGGTCCAATTTCTGTTTTGGTTGAGCCTTGATCATGTGCTTGTACTGATCGATGGCCGGCAGATCTACAAAATTGTAGTTAGCCAACTGTCCAATAGTACTTCTTTCCTGTTTTCCCAACCATCTCATCATTGAATCCTTCGTCATCACTCCAGCAATATTTTTTGTGTATTTTTCTTTTTTAATAAAATAGCTATCAAAAAACTTATCTACTACAACAGATGCGGTGCTCTCAATGTCAATCGTCCCCGTCAGGTCTGGTGCGTTGAAATTTCTTTTAATCATTGCAACCAGATTTTCGAGTAGTCCTGCAGCCCTTGGCGGTTCCGCCGCGGTACGCAAAACCGGCTCTAGACATGGTTTCACCTCCTTTGGCATCGGAATACTTTTGGAAAAATCAAGAACACAATCCTTCACATTAAGACTATTATCACGTAACCTCATGGTAACAGCATCATACTTGTTAAGTATAGTACTATTACCAGGGAGGCATACATCGTAATAGAACTGCAGATCTGGAAAGTCTCCTGATTTAGGTGTTGCCACAAAGAGATTATGACCTTTGAACACTGCATCCATCTGTAATTGCTATCTACTACCTGCTTCTACCATATACATTTCTAAAAGGAAGGAGCTTAAAGAAGACAAATCACTAATTATCTGTACTAAAGGATCTAACACTACGGTGTAATATTTGAAGCTCTTTGTGTGTCTAGTCAGAGCGACTAGAACATGCGGGGAAGACTTGGAAACCAGAGTCAGTGGAGTTGCCGTCAATCTGACCAGCGACACATCTTCAAAGGTTTCTCCTTGGATCTCATGAACGGTGTTCACATTCTTATAGCCCTT